ACCTCTTCTCCAAAGAATGCTCGCATAAGAAACTGAATCGAACGCTCTGAACCACGGGCTCTATAGAAGTCCTTGGCGTGCTTTAGAAATAGAACCTTGTCTGCCAGAATAGTGTCAGGAATAAGAGATGCGTAATTATCATACATCTTTTGAAGGAAGGCATGATAATCGTTTTCTTCTTCTAGATAATGTTCCTCACCAATCAACAAATCATGGTCAATGTCTGCCTTGATTTCATCGATGTCCAGATACTTTGGAAAGTTTTTGGAAACATACAACATGTTTCCGTCTCTTTCAAGAAACTTGTAATAATACTCCAAAAATTCCACAAATAGACCATGTTCGTCTCTAACGAATCCTGGTAGCTGTGATTTTACTAGAACTGAGGTTTTATTATTTGAACTCATGATGTCTCTGGAATTAGCTCAAGCTGAATGGCCTGAATATTGTTAGTATCAATTGCTAGAATACGATTTCTTAGTGGCTCAATGACACCCTGTTCTGGAACAACATTGACGGTCAGAACATCCTGATCATAGAAATCATTTGATGGCATAGACTGAACCAATAGTGAATTTAGTGTGACACGACCAGTGGCATAGTTAATATTTCCTGCATTTTCATTGACAAACACCTTTTCACCGTTTGACTTGAAATAATATGCTCTGAGCGTGCCTAGTGTGGATCTTAGTCTAACAGTTAGAACTGCTCCTGAACCATCAGCATCATTGATGGTCACGAAGGCTCGGGTATAATTGATGCCAGGATTCGTCACCTCAATCTTGACAATTCTGCCATTGACAATAGTGGCGACTGCTTCTGCGCCAGTTCCGTCACCAGTGATAGTTAGCTTTGAACCAGAAGAATAATTGATTCCTGGTGCCACGATTTCAATCGAATCGATGCCAGTGAAGGACTCTGGTGTTTCTTCCAACAAAACATCTCGTCTAACATTGGTAATGTCATTGATACCTAATGTAGGATAAGAGTATAGTTTAAAGTTATAGTCACCTTTTCTTAGAGGTGTATTATAGTTGAGAACATAATTGTTTCTGTCACCAATCTCAATCTTTTGTCTCTTTTGCATAAAGATATCGATATCGGAAGATGTGATTGATGGTTCTGCCTGCTCGATATAGCTCTGAAGTTTAGATAGCTTAAATGTTGATTTAAAAGTATATAGTTCTGTGACGGCGTAATCGTAAATCGCTTCCTTAATAATATTATTGATCTGCCCCTGCGAGCGTGTGGTCAGATTAGGATTATATCTAACCTTTCCACGAATTAGTAGGAATATGAAGTCAGGATCGACAATCTCCGGATCGACAGTCAGAACATTACGGTTTCTGATAACTGTATTTCTGATTTCTTCTTTTTCAACATTTGTTAGTGTGAAATAGCCAGTGGTCTTTAGTGACATAAAGACTCTACCGTATACAGGTGGATCATTTTCCTCGCCGCCCCATACTGATACTGCCTCGATGTTTGGATAATTCTTGGTTAGAATAGTCTCATAGTCCATCTTGGTGACAGCACGATTTTGTGCGACATAATAATTAGGCGCACGGAACTTGATCTGATCTACTGTTTCTTTTTCAGCGCCATTGATGGATGCTTCCACCAAAGTAATTCTAACATTATTCTTATAACCAGCAATACCGTCGCCATCAGTAGGAGCAAACTTGACAATATTATTTGCCTTAGTTCCTACTGTGTCAAGATATGTCACCTGAACGATATTTCCATTTGCTGGTCTCTTGCCGATAACATCATCACCGAAATAGATAGAGTAGTTTAGACTGTGATCTTCTTCCACGAAATAAACTGTTGAGTTGGCCTTGAGGTCAACAAAGTCTCCAGCAAGTGTGTATTGTGTAATCTGTGTGTTTGAGTTGGACTCCTGAACAGAAACGATAAGAGTTGATGTATCCACATTAGAAGATGGAATCTGAAATCGTCTGGCTGTATTATTTGCGGTAACAGGAAACTGACGAGTTACAACTTCGCCCTGTCTAATAACCACGTTGGAGAAAGTAAAAGATCCATTTGTCTTGACAGCGGTGTTAGAATTGACTGCCACGAACGGATAGTTGACCTGATCCTTGTCAGCACCAAGAAAGTTCGTCCACTTGTCTAGTGTGATAAATTGTGCGTCCTGATCTTCATTAGGACCTGGAGTAACGACAACATTGATCTTTGCCATAGCGCCACGCTTTGACATAGGAACATAGTTAACTAGCTTGGCATGAGATAGAACATTGTTTCGAATCTGTGCAGTATCTAGAAACGACTCGTTAGCGGCCATGTTTAGATAAAAGGCATTGTAATATGTATTATAGGCCAGAATGTCAAGAAGCACAGACATACCAGAACCTTCGAAGTCATAGTCCTGAAATGTTGCTTGATTTCGGAGATAATCTTTAAGATTCTCACGAATAGAAAAGAAGTCTAGGTCTGCAACTTTGAGTGCATTATTGGAAGTTGCCATGATTTTTAACGAATCCTTTCGAGAAACAATGATGTTACTACAGGTAGATTATTGTTTAGTATAATATATTCCAAGCGAACGTTGAAGCCATATTCGTCTTCGTCGTATGATACCTCTACATTTTGCAGTCTGACTCTTGGCTCATAGTTTTCGATACAGACTCTAATAACTTTCTCCAGAACAATCTGTGATGCGGAAGTCGATGGTTCAAACAATAATGATGTTACATCCGATCCAACTCTTGGACGAAAAGGTCTTTCATAAAAATTAGTCTTAATCAGATTGCGTATCGAACGCTTGATCGCCGCTTCGCCTTTAATAACGTTAACGTCATTTGTAGATGGATTTCTAAGAAAGTCCATATCTAGGTCAGCGTAATCTGGTTGTCTGCTAATTTGACTTGACATTGAATGCCCTTTATATTTTTATTATTTATGTTCTGTCCAGTTGATTGATCCATGGATCTTCTGGTTCTTCTTGCGGCTGACTAGCTCTTTCAGAACGACGATCACCGACGCCCTGTGCTTGATCGCCAGTTAGGAAGTTAAATGCCAATTGACCCAAACCACCAAATGTTGGTGTTCCACCAGGTGCGAGATTTAATAGACCGCCCAGAGGTTCGATATTTACGCCAGAGGAACCGCCAATAACGTTTGTTGTCGCTGTGCCATTTCCTACTGTTGTGCCGCCGCCTCCTTCGATTGCAGCATGTTGTCCAGCGGTAACGTGAACATCGCTAGAGTCAGACTTAACTTCAACTTTACCTTGCATTGCTCTAGTAGAAATATTACCTTGATCGGCTTTATGCTGAATATTGCCTTGCTGTGATTGTACCGTATAATCTTGCTTGGCTGTAGTTGTAATACCCTTATTAGTAGAAGTTGTGGTGATTTCTTCGTCAGCCGTGTGATCTGTCTTACCGTCTTTGTGTAGAATTTTGACTTCTTTACCATTGCTGGCGTATTTCTGATCTGACTTGCCGTCTTTAGTCTCATGGAACATATCACCCTTTTCATTGAAGAAGGACATATCGCCTTCTTGTGTTACTGCACCATGTAGACCCGACGCTCCAGCCAAGAAAGTTGATCCTGCTTGTGAGGCTACGGTAGTAGAATCTTTAGAAACATAAGCAGCCGCTCCATGTGCTTGATAGTTAATAGAGCCTTCGACCTTCTTATTGACGTTTTTGGCTTGCGTATCCATGTTGCCACGGATCTGTCTGTTCATATTCTTGGATGTAACATTCATATCACCCATGACAGCCAGATTAAAGTTCTTATGGCATGTAAGATTATAGTCACCATAGACACGGAGAGACGCATCACCTTTTACAGTGATATCTTGGGCGCCAGATATAGTAATGCGATTTTCGCCGAATGTTATTTCATACTTTGAATTATGTGCCGTAAGATGCATTGCACCATCAGGAAATAGTTCGACACCAGTTCCAGAACGATGCTGGAACCACATCGATTCGTGTCCCTTTGTAGCGTCAGCACCCCAGTTATTACCTGAGCGATCCTTCCAAGCAAAGTAATTAGGATTTTCACCAGCACCTTTACCTTTTCGTGCTGTCTCACGAATATTATATGGATCTTCTGGTGTTGTGCCTGCTGGCTTATCATTACTTTTGGCTGCCATCATTTATCTCCTATTAAAAATCGCCAAAGTTAAAATCGATACTAAATTGATCGGTTCCAACACCACCAGTCTTACTCTTATAATTTTCTTTCTTCAATGGCTCTCCGCCTTCTGCGGTCTCTTTATAAATCTCATGTAGTTTTTTGGCTGTTTCACTTTGATTTAGAGTCTTGTGCATTTTCTTGGCTTCTTTTTCTTGTTTAGGGGAAAGTCTCTTAAACAACTCTTGCATAATTTGAGAAGACTTACCAAACATTTGCTGCATCATTGAGCCAGCTTGTCCACCTTGTCCTCCGCTACTTGGAGGAGGAGCAAAACCAGCACCACCAGGAGACTGCGTAGGACTTGAAATGACATTTGCCCAGCTATTCATATTGTTCATCGTATTACCTGTGTAAATAATACCGATGTTGCCTTCGAAATCTACAACTTGTGTGATTGCACCGTGGGCTGTGTCTAGTGTATATTCTACAGGCTCCAGCTTATCTTGACCAAATAGTTCTGTGTCCCACTGAAGTCTCTGCATCGTATTCATCAAATCATCGATGGTAGTGACTTGTGACAGTAGATTAGCAGAGTTTTCTAGAAATGTTTCTTCGTGAACCACGCCGCCAGTAACGAACCCAATACCTTCAGATGTGTCTAGTCCTTGCACAAGTTTTGACAAACTATTGATAGCTGTACCAACTTGCGGATTAACGCTACTCATAATGCCTTGTATGTAGGTATTATTGTTATTACCTCCACGACCCTTGCTTGCTAGTCCCTGGAACATTTGCGCCATAGACATGACCTGTCCAGCAAGCTGCTGAAACATTTGATTGGTCATCATCTTGTCGTTTTTTGTTTTAGCTGTTGGAACTTGTTTAATCTCTGGCTGAAAAAATCCAGTCATTTGGAACAAAGCGCCGTGAATTGGCAGTCCATCGAGCAAATCTAGAGAATGCTCTTCGCCTTTTTCTTTAATCTTTCGGATCCTTGCACCACGTTCTGTCGTCTCTTGAATCTGTGGTGGAATACTAACAGGAATCTTTTCGGACTTTAGCTGTTGCATGATTGGTCCGTTCATAATATCAGAACCACCACCTCCAGCGCCTTCACCACCTTTTCTGACAGTATTAGACATACCAAGAATAACACCACCAGCTTCGCCTGCCTGCTTCAATACATATACGATTGTTCCTGGATCAGGTGGTCCCATAAAGCTATTCTGTCCAAAAGCAGTTGGTAGTGCGGATAATCCAGAGAACCACAAATCTTCGAGATTAACATCTTGTTGAGAATGACGCATTGGATCAAAGATTGGTGCTGCACCATCTTGTCTTTCAGAAGTGCCTGTGACGCTATTCTTATTACCACCAGCGATGACCATTGGTGTAATTTCACCTTTAGGATGTGAAGGAAAACTCTTGCTCATTATACTATTCCTTGTCCTACAGTTGTTGCCACACAATCTAGCGTGGTTGTGGCATAACCACCAAGATAAATTCTATGTGACATAGACGAAATCATATAGTTACCTGAACCATATAGAAGCTGTGAACCCTCTTGCTTATCAAATAATCTAAACTCAATAACATCGCCTGCGTGTAACTCTGGATTCCATGGTGCGATTAGACGCAATGCGATCTTGTCTTTTTCGAGTAGACCCATTCTGGCCTGTCTTCTCAATAGATGCTTTTCAACGTCCGTTTCGCAACCATTTTGCTGCTGCGCTGTGCCTTTATTTGTTAGCGATTGCTTGAAATTACCGTTCTGAATACAGCCAGACATGGTGCCATTTAGATAGCTACCAGTGGCATCTGACACATTTAGAAATGATCCTGAATTGATATTTCGTCCATTTTCATCTAGACCATTTAGCAAGTCAGACAATAGATCATAATCACAGGGGAAGCTGAAGTGAATAACTTTCTCGCCATCTTTGTCTCGCTGAAACGAAACATCTCCCTGATTATATCCCTGACCACCAGCATAACCTGTTTCTGTGTGATAGTATATTGCCTTCGGTGTTTGATTTGCTAATTGTTTTAGTGATTTAAAATGATGTCTGGCTTCCCATCCGTTTTGTCTATTACCATATGTCATAAAGTGAACGAATGATGGATCATCGCCGTCAAGCGCCATATTTGCTTGCTGCTGGACAACCTGAAATGGATGAATCATCTCGGCGATGTAGTCACGACCAGGACTAGACTCCTGAATATCTGGATTATTAGCACCAACACAACTCTCTAGAACATATCTGACGACCTGATCTGGTGTGGTACAACTCCATGATTTACTAACCAGCGTCTTGGCGTCTCTCAACAATGTAACATCGCAGGCATGAAAAGTCATTTCTTCTATCTGACCGACATTGATTTTTAGTTCACGATTATCCAGACGATAGATTGTCTGGGCGATTTTCATTTCATCGCCTATCTTGTTTCTCATATCCAAAAACATAACCTGATTTTTGGTCGCATCCCAGTTTTTGAATATACGATTATTATATACCTTAGACTGAAAAGTAGCGGAAGTCTGTAGTCCTGGTGTTAGTAGGCTCTCGGAAGCAGTTATCTCTTTACAAATAATATCCTCATAGTTATCAGCACCACCCAGTGTTCCTGATATAGTAACCGTTCGTAGTTCATTATTCATGACAGAATTAGCCGCCATTAGAAAACCCTTCTAATGTAAGATGGCTTATTGGACATCATTGCTTTTAGTTCGTCCTGAATCTGGACATAATACTCTTTTTTGATGACCTTAATCGATCGGCGCTCGTCATTCAGTCTTTTTTCGTGTTCGTATTGATACACAATTTCACCTTTAATAACAATTTCAATAGGTTCTCCATTGATAGTATATATTTCGGGTTGAATTAATTCTCCAGTGAGTGCTAGATTACCACGATCCAGAGATGCGCCGAATGGTTCGCCGTTGTCCAAGTCTGCTAGTAGATCGGGGGATTCGTTATCGCTTTTGAAAAATGAGGAGTCGGCCGTTCTATATGTTGTGGACGTCCATGGTTCATAATAGCTGAAAGGAATTTCAGGTGGCATGTTCTCTGTTAGTCTTTCACCATTGACCACAAATCTTGTTACCGACTCAAATCCTGTTCTGGTATTTCTTCTTATTATTACTTTTTCATAATGATGCGGCGTTATCAAAGCATTCTCGATAGAACCATATTTCTCTATCACAAACTGATTGAAAGAATTTGGATCTAGTGGCCACTCAAACTGACCATCCATAATGTTATTCGCTAGTAGAATGAGCCAGAATCCACCAGCGTCGCCGTAGACTTTATGAGCCACAATTTCTGGTGTATCGCCATCCTCAATATCGTAAACAATATATGAGCCAATGTTATTGATAACATCTCTAACAACGCCTAGACGATGAAAGATATTGGTGACCTGCTCATACTGTGGTTGGAGTCGTCTATTCTCAATATCATAATTGATTTTAGGAAATAGATCGTAAAAACTACTGACTGCCATTTGTTATCCTTTAATAACCCATTCGTCAATTCTTAGTTGAACTGCTTTTTCGTATTCTTCGGGTAATATTTGTATAAATCTTGATCTAACATGAGTAAAAAGATATCTATGCACGGCTTCTGGCATAATCTTGTAAATTCTTCCTGTTTGTTCCAGTTCGCTTATCAGTTCTGCACCAACATCTATTCTGGATATGTCGCTTGTCTCTTTATAATCCTGAATAGACTTGACAAACTGTCTACGCTGACCCACTGGAAGATAGTGCATATTTACTCCGAGAAATCCATTACCATACATTTTGATAGGAAATGTCATCGGATATTTGTCATAAATCGTCAGCGTCGCTTTGTGTTTTGGATCATACTTATAAAAATACAAATTACCTATTATTGGGCTTGACCCTCTGTTACTATGCAATAGCCGCTTCTGAACCACACCAGACGTTAGATTCATGGCCTTGGTGTTGATCCATTTCGTCAATTCATCTTGGGTATATTCTGCCATATTATTATTTATACTACATTTTGAATAAGTCTTCTTCGGTTATAAGTCTAAAAGTCCAGCCTCTATTCTCACAGAAATCTTCGGCAGCTTTCCATTTTGCTTGATTGATGCCCCAGGTCATGACTTCTGTAATATATCTTTTTGTTCTTCGTGACTGTTTCTTAGGCTCTTGTGTCTGTCCTCTGGGTTTTACTTCCAGAAGGTAGACTTGCTTATTGCCATTGTTATCCAGTGCTTCAACATAGAAGTCCACAAAGTATCGATGGTGCCTATTATCTATGGGTGAGACGTATGGTATAACCACTTCTTCGCTAGACCATGAAATAACGTTTTTATTCGTGTCACACCAGTTCATAACTTTCTTTTCCCAGCCAGACCGATATACGATATTGTTAGCGTCACCCTTATACTTTTCAGGAAATTGTGGTTTGAAAAATCCTTGCTTATACTCAAAAGCCATTTTATACCTCACTAAATATATGTAGCATTTTTGGAGTAATACCTTGAGATACGATCACGTTTTTCCAGCCGACTTAAATAACAATCCAGAATATGGACAAAAAGTCGTTTTCTATGCTTTCAAGTCGGAGGTACCTACTTGGATTAGTAGCCCTACCAATCAGCTAGTTCGATCCGTAACAGGAGGCGAGACATTCAACACTAAAAGAGAGATAGAGGATATCTTTGAAATCTATATTCCTGGTGGTGGTCAAGAAAGTATTATGACATGGGCACAAAATCATGTCTATGACGAGGTCAAGCTATCTCGTCTAGGAGCAACCGCTGTCGGTCTAGGCGCAGAGACTGGAGCGTCGGGACTAGTTGGTGCAGTTGCTAGATCGGCATTCAGAGGTGTTATCAATCCCGCAGTCGAGGTTCTCTATAGAAGCACCAATCTAAGAACATTTACCTTCTCTTTCGTGTTTGCACCAGAATCCAGTGCGGACGCCGATCAACTATTTGGAGCAACAAATAGTGATAAGAGAGGTCTGCTAAACAGATTTAGATATCATGCTGCACCAGAGATTGCAGGACCTTTTGGTGCATTCTTTAAAAGTCCTTCTGAATGGGAAATCGAATTTCATTATAGAAAGCCTAACGGTCAGTGGGCAAAGAATGTTAATCTACCATACATCGCTAAGGGTGTTTTAGGTCGTGTCGATGTTGATTATAATCCAATGTCAGAGTTTAGCACCTTCGAAGACGGAAGACCTGTAACTGCCAGACTTTCAATGTCGTTCCTAGAAATGGAAATCATCGACAAAAACAGAATCGAAACGGGATACTAATGGCTGCTAATATAACAAACGCACCGCTAAGAACTGAAATCAGTTCAATGATGGCTTCATTGGACGACAATTATAGTGTAGTCAAGGGTTGTAGATTTCTGGTTAGAATAAATCTTTCTGGTCTACTGCCTAGATTGAGTTACTCTAATAAAATAGGCACATTGATTTATGCTTGTGAAGCCGCACAGTTTCCTGGACGTGGATTTCAGACTGCCGAAGTCAGATACTACGGTCCAAAGCAAATGATGCCTACCAATACGACATATGGCGATGACTTCTCATTGACCTTTCTTTGTCGTAGTAAAACACTTGAAAGACAATTCTTTGATGATTGGATGGACATTATTAATCCGCCAAACTCATATCACTTCAAATATCCTAACGAGTATTTTACAGACATTGATATATTCCAGTATGCTGAATATGGATCATTGGCAAATGCTTTCATCAATAAAGCAGATAACGCCACTGGTATACCGCCTACATCAAGAGCAAGCAATAGATATGTACCTGAGCCAATATATGCTTGGAAAATGAAAAAGTGTTGGCCTGTTTTAGTTGCTCCTCAGCAAGTATCTTGGGCAGAGAATGAAGTCCTAAGATTACAGGTTTCATTCGCATTCAAGAACTGGGAAAAACGAGTAGCAGCTAATATATAAAAATTTTTAGATAAATTGGAGTTGTATTATGACATTACCTAAGATTGAGGTGCCTACTTACGAATTGACGATGCCTATTAGTGGTGAAACGCTGACAGTCAGACCGTTCAATGTAAGAGAAGAAAAGCTATTACTGATTGCTTTAGAGTCAAAAGATCAAAATGAAATCGTAAATACAGTCAAGCAGGTCGTGAATAACTGTATCGTTACTGGTAAGTTTGATGTAAATAAGTCGCCGTTCTTCGAGGTAGACTTTCTGTTCATCTTCCTAAGAGCAAAGAGCATCGGTGAAAAAGTAGCGGTAAAATTAACCTGTAATAATGTGATTGAGGAAGATAAAGTATGTGGCAACATATTCTCTGCCGAGATG